TACTGTCCCTGGTCAACTATTTTTGATGCAATAGCCATCGAACTTGCCTGAATAGAACCCTTCTCAGGTTGAATACCTTTTGCAATCATCCATTGCTTGATATATGATGCAATCATAGGTAGTTCTGATTCAGACGGGGTATCGAATGGATATTGCGGTGGCATTTCATCACCAACAGGAGGTCCGACATGTCTTGAACCACGCCACTCATCATATGTTCCAGTACCGAACTCCACGATAGCCGCGTAGGGTGCTATCGAAGCGTCCGTGTAGACGCTGAACTCCAGTTCCTCGCCGCTCGTATCCTGTTCACGTTGTAGGGCAGTGAACAGGTCGCCAGTCGTGTGAGGGTCCGAGAGGACGTACTGCTTCGCGTCCGCCCACACGACCCGCATGGCCGCGCCCACGCGCTTCCGCATCTCGTGACGAAGGTCGTCCTTCACATCGTCAATGTCAGAGATGACAGAACCGATATTGTGTGAGACACCGATGCGTGTACGTGCCATGCTTACTGCCTCCGCACGAACGTGGAAAGCCAGAAGTCTGTCTCGGGTGAGGCAGTACCGTCCGAGTCGTCGTCCTCTGGGTGGCCCACCACGGTGTCCAGTTCGTACTCGACGCCGCCGTGCGTGATACGGTCGTCGCGTTCGAGGTCCACGGTGCCATCCGCAACCGCGAGGCCGCCGAGGCCACCGTTGACCCGTTCGCCAACCAGCTCCTCAGCCACGCTTTCCCGCGGCTCGAACAGCCACAGGTCATCGGTATGGTCCGTAGTGCTCGTACTCGTCTCGTCCAGGGACCCCTTCGACGCGGTGACGCGGCTAACCGTCACTGGGCTGGCACGCGACCGCACGATGCGGGTGATGCCTGCCAGGCCTTTGCGTCGAGGGAGTCCCGTGGAGCGAACCATTATACGATGTACGAAGCCGTGTTACTGAACGACAGTTCAGGGTCGTTCTCGAACGCTACGTCCGATTTGTTCAGTCCTTCGTTCACCTCGCTCGACCACGACTGAATCTGCTGGCTCGAATCGGGGTCGGCGTTCGTGAACGAGAGTGTCTCGTCACCGATGCCGTAGGACGCGATGTTGATGTTCTCGACCGCTTCCTTGGCCTTCATCGCGGCCATCGCCACGAGCGCCTGCCCGTAGGCAACGTCCGTGTACCACTGGTCAGAGCCAGTACGCATGTAGAGAACACGCTTGGCGTCCTCGATGTTCCCACTCGCCTGCGACGAGGGCCACTCGTCGGAAGTGTCACTATAGGAAGTTTTGTCACGGACGGCACTCTCCAGTTCAGTATCGTCAGTGATTGCGAATGATGGGAGTGCCATAGTGTGCTAAATGAAGGAACCGAGTTGGACGAGGGCGAAGTCCACGCTCTTGATAGCGGCGAGGGTGGCCAACGCACCCTTGGTCATCAGCCAACGCTTCTCGTTGGCTGTGATGCGAGCGTCGTGGTCCTCCAGCCGCGTGTCCACCGTCTGCTGGCGGAAACTCGGCTCATAGGACGCCGCATCGTGCTTGGACGACATTGACAAACGTCAGTCCCCCTCGTTAGAACAGGGCGCTGACGTTCTCGATTTTCACGGCGTCGTGGGCGACTGAGCCGCCTGCACCGTCGTCCGTCTCGTGACTTCCGAAGCCGAACGCCTGGCCCGCGCGCCAGTAGAACTCGTACTCCAGGGCACCACCGTTCTTGCGGATGGGTTCCTGAATCATCGTTGGCTCGGGCTGTTCGTACATCTCGAAGAAGTCCCCACCATGGTCGGGGATGAGATACATCACGTCGTCGTCCGAGCCGTTCGTGGCGGTCGGAAGGTTGCCCGTGATGTCGAACGTGAGCGTGTCAGGCTGGTCGGGCGCAGTACGCAGACCAGTCTGGCTCGGGATGAGGAACTCCCCACCGACGATGGACGAGCCGACGCCCTGCGCGTCGTCTCCGAGGTCCATGAACTGCGACTTGAGGGTCGCACCGCTGTTCGAGTCGATGGTGTTCCAGAGCGCCCGCACGTTATGCGGGTACATTGAGAAGTCCCACGAGTCGTCGGCGTAGATGCCTTCGGTCGTCTCGTAGGCGACGCGCTGGACGATGTTGGACGGCTGGCCGTTCGAGATGGAGTAGTCCGAGGTGTAGTCACCAGCGTTGATGACGTTATCCGCGGGGATGTTGTTGTCGAGCCACTCGAACACACCAGGCTGGACCTGGTTGCCCTCCTCGTCGGTGATGCCCAGTAGGAACTGGAGGTCAGCCTGGATGTCGAACATCTCCATGAGCGCGTTCTGCGCTCGGTTGACCTTCTCGTTCGCGTTGCCGATGTCGAGGTCCTCCGCGTCCACGGTCATGCCGTGGGTCATGCGGGGGATGAGGACCTCATCACCGATGTACCGAACAATGTCCACATTGCCGAGGACCTCCCCGACGCTCGTGGTGCCAGTCGGCATGTCGGACTTGGCATCAACGTAGACACCATCGCCCTCCTCGATTTTTCGCGTCCCACGCTCCATCTCCGTCAGGGGCGCGACTTCACGCCGAAGGCCACGACGGTTGCGGCCACGGCGCTCCAACATCACGTCCTCGTCGGGAGCGACCTGCTCAGTGAAGTTCTCCTCAGTGTGGAAGGAAGTAGTTGCCATATTATGTCACCTCGTTAGGCGCTCTCCTTGAGGTCCGAGAACAGAACGACTCGAACGGGGTAATCGAACGAGTCGGCCTGGCTCCCTGCGACGCTCGCGGGAACGCTCTCGGGTCGGTAGGCGACGCCCACTGCCTTGAAGTTGCCAGTCGCACGGTCGTAGGTCGTGGGAGCGCCTGCACCGTCGGTGTAGCCCTCCTGCACGACGCGACCCTGGAACTCACCAGCGGGGGCGACTGTGCCGCCAGCCGCGTCGATGACGCCCACGACAGTATTGTGGTCGATGGCGGGCGCAGGGTCCGTGCCGTTGTCCTCGGGCGTGCGAATACGCACGACCGCGCTATCCTCGAAGGGCTGGTACTGGGCGCGCTGGTCAGTGGCGTAGGACTCGTCTACGATGTCCTGCCCCCACTCAGCGGCCATTGCCTCAGCGTCGTACCGAGCCAGCCCCACGTGTCCACCAGCGTCCTCGTCCGTCGCGGCGTAGGTCAGAACGTTCAGACCGTCGCCGTCGTCATGGACGAGTTCACCAGCGTAGATGGTTTCGTTGGCGACCGCGCTGTGCGGAGAGCGGTCAGCCTGCTCGACGTAAAATTCGAGTGCCATTGTATTGTGTACCTCGTGTGTCCTCGGGTTGTCTGCTTAAAGCGTAGTCGGAGTGGGCCTTAAAAAGGCCCCTCCAACTTACGCCTGGTGGCCCCGCCCGAAGCGTCGGGCACCACTCATGGTAGTTTCGTCGCTGTCCGAAGTCTCGTCCGTGTCCGTCGAGGAGTCGATGTCCTTGACAGACGTTTCGGGCGCGGCGTCGAGGACCTCCTCGCGCCGCTGGATTTCCTCATCGAGAGTGTCGAGGGGGTCGTCGGCCTCGTCAGCCGTCTCCTCCCAGTCCTCTCGGTCAGCGCCGAGTTCGTCCAGACGGTCGAGGCGGTCCTCGATGTCGTCCTGGCGATACTCGGTGAGTTCCTCCGTGAGGTCCTCGACTTCCTCGACCTTGGCGTCGAGGTCGGAGACGAGAGTGCCAACCGCTTCGCACGGGCACTCGTCGTCGTCCAGGTCCGCCGAGAAGTTCTCGGCGGCGTCGAGGGCGTCCTCGATTTCGGTTCGCATCTCATCCAGGTCCTCGCGGAGAGAGTCGCGCTCACTTTCGAGAGAGTCGCGCTCCTCCTTGATTTCCCGAACAGCGTCGTTCTGTTCAACGATTGCATCCGCCGAAAGGTCGGGGATGTCGAAACCGTATCCAGTGTTGTCGGGGTCGTTGTCTCCCATATTTGAGTCGTCCTCGTTTGGTGTACCGCAACTGCAATCCGAGTCGGCAGACTCGTCAAGTTCCTCATCGCGGTCGGATGGGGCCTGATGGGTGTCTTGGGGTCCCGCCGCCACGACCTGACCGTGGTCAGCGTCTTCTCTATTCGGCTTTGCCGAATCGTTCACCGAGTTTCCGTTCCACGGACACTCGGAGTCCAGTCCACAGCCGTGTTCCGAAGAACAACGGCCCTGTTCGACGCCAGCGATGTGGTTGCCGAACATGTCAACCTGGAAACCATCCAGGCCGTCATCGTCCGACAGGTCCCCTGTGTTTCCATCGTAGTTAGAGTGAACGCGGTTATAAAAGCCCACGCTCACGTCCCCGTGTTCCTCGATGAACTCCATCGCCTCGTCGTCACCGACAGGAACGTAGAGGTCCTCCTTGAGTCGGTCGCTATCGTGGTCGTAACGGGGGTTCCGCCAGAAGCCACGAATGTCGTCCACGTTCTTCACCATCCCAGTGTCGGGGTGGCCGAGCGTGAACGGTGCGTTGTCGAAGGACCACGCCGCCTTGTCGAGTTCGTCAGCGGGCTTCTTGTACCATTCGATGTCGTCGCCCACCAGATACGCCTGCTTAATGGGGCGAGCGACTGTCGCGCCCTCGATTTTGTAGAAGCGTTCGGTGTCGAACGCCCCCTTTAGGTTCGCGGGTGCATCCACTCGAACGATGTTGTCCTCGTCCCACGAGAACGTCACACCGTCGTCATCTGTGGTCTGCACCACGCCACCCGCGTCCTCGAAGGCGGACACGCCAGCGTCATGCGTCAGGATTGCTTCGGTCATCGTGTCTTATGTAGTGCGTAGTTAGAGTTACCGCTCCATCGTCAGTTGAACGCGACGCTCACGTTCTGCATCCTCTGTATTCCCGCAAACAGCGGGGTGCCCGAGGAGGATACCCCACTCCTTCCCCATGTCCTCGGGGATACGGAAGTGGAGGGGCTGGTCGGGCTTGTAGTAACAGTTCTGGCACTTCACGACGAAGTGGATGCGCCCATCGGGGCTGTGAAACACGTCACGGGGGACGTAGTGGTCGCCACAGGCGCCACAGGTCCACTCGTCGGTCGTCTCTGGCTCGCCGTCAGGTACGCCGTGCGTCCACGTGTGCCCGTTTTCGCACTCGATGGTGTAGTCCTCGTGCAGGTAGCCGAGGGCGCGCAGACGCTCGTGTTGCTTCGTCTCGTCGCTCACAGGCGCATCGCACTGCGGGCACGTCACGTCTCGAAGCGGAACGTCGCTCATTCTTGAATCATCTCCGCTACGCGCTCCGCGATACGGTCCACGTCGCTGTTCGTGAGTCCAGCGTCGAGTTCGTCCGTGTCAGGCTGGTTGGAGGCCGTCTGCTGGCCCTGTTCCATCCCGCCCCCGTTCTGGCCGACTCGGGGGTTGCCCTCCTCGACGCCGCTCTTGGCTTTTTCCTTTTCTTCTACAGGATTCGTACCGACTTGGTAGAAGTTCAGACGCTTGAGCCACTCGCGCTCTTCGTCTGTGAAGTCGTCCTGCCATTCGATGTCCACGTCCGCCCACTCCTCCTGTAGGATGGAGCGGGCTTCCTCGGGCGTGAGGACGAAATCGTTGATGGCCGTAGAGAGCGTCTGCATGATGCGGGTGAGGCGCTCCGCGTTTTCAAGTTCCGACAACTTGAACATCGGACCCCAGTCCACGTCGAACTCGATGTCGAGGTCGCCGCCAGCGCGGTTGTCCGTAAGCGCGACCGCGTGGTTGACGACGCGATGCATGTCGTTCGAGTAGGTGGTCTGTCGGAGGCGCTCTACCTTGTTGAAGTAGTTTTTGATGTCCGTCTCGGACCCGCTGACCGTGCCGCTCTGCGTGCCGAACAGGACGCTCTTGGTCATCTCCGAGGAAGCGCACACCTGGTCGAAGATAACGTTGAAGTATTCCTCGGGCTGGAGTTGGCCGTCGGTCTGGAAGTCCTGAATCTCGTAGCCGTCGGGCGTGATGAGTTCCGACTTGGCGTTGATATTCTGCATGTTGCTGTTCGCTTCCTCCCAGTCGTCATCGTCGGCGTCCTCGGGAAGGGCGACGTGGTACATCTTCGCGGCGTAGCGGAAGATGGTTTGCATCAGACTCCAGTTGCCTTTCTTGAGGCCGCGCAGGAGGTGGTACGAGGAGACGAGAACGCTGTCACCTTCCCACCGCCCGAGGGCGTCGTCATCGAGGTCGCCGTCCACGGCGTCGTTCTCGACGTGGTGGAGGAAGCGGTTACGGTGGTAGAACTTCACACGGTCGATGTCTACCGAGGACTTCGTGACCCACTCTGGCGGGCCGATGAGGTAGCCGAGCGGCTCCTTGTACGTCTCGCTCTCGGGGTCCTTGTCCATCACGATGCCCGTGGGGCGAATCTCGTAGTCGGAGTATTCGAGGTCCTCCAGCGGGTCGTTGTCGCTCCCGCGCGGGATAGCGCCGTGGCTCGTCTTGTATCGAGCCATGTCGTCCAGCGTGATGGTTTCGAGTTTCTTGATGCGTTCGACGGCCACGTCCTCGGCCATCGGGTCCTCGTCCACGCCACTCGTGGAGTCCTCAAGAACGAAGAACGTCAGCGCGAAGCCGTCGCGTCGGGACTTCTTCTTGGCGCGCTTGTAGTGCTCGTCCCAGTCGAGGTCCGAGAGTAGCGTCTCGATGTCTCGGTTCCCGTCGTGCTTGATTTCGTAGCCGTTCTTGAAGGCGTCATCGACGGGCTTGTCTACGAGCGTGGAGGCCCAAAACGTGCGATAGAGCCAGCGGATGTCGTTGAGGTGGGGGTCGCCCATGAGGCGACGCGGGTCCACTTCGTCGGCGGAGTCGCCAGGCTCAGTACCGACACCAGGCTCACGCTCCTCTGTCGTCTCACTGTACGTGTGTGCGGCGACCTTGCTTGTCTCGAACGAGGTCGTCGCGTCGGTGCTTGCTTGCGTTTCGTCGTCAGTCATTCGTTAGTACCCAGTGCGGTTGTGTCCGCCGATTTTCTTGAGTGTGCGGGTGGAGCCGAAGCGTTCTGCGGCCATCCACATATAGGTGAACGCCTGGAAGGCGTCGTCGTTGCGGTCGGACATCACCTTGAGTTTCTTCTTGCCGTCTGGCGTCTCACTACGGTCGGTGTAGGGCGCAGTGAGGTGGTCGATGAGCCGCTGGCGTGTGCCCTCGTGGCCGTCCGTGAGGTCGCCTGCGGGAATCTTGATACGCCCGTCCTTGAAGTGAGACACCATGTTCTCAATCATGTGAGTGCGGGCGACGGTACAGAACGCGGAGTCCTTGTACCCGCTCTCGGAGAACTTCGGATTGTTCTTGTCCTTGATGTTCCCGTAGATGATGCCACACACCTGGTCCCACCCGTCGTCGTTCCAGATGTTGTTGCCCTCTTGCAGGTCCTCGCGCTGTTTCGAGCCGTATCCCTCGTCCACGGACACGCGGTCCACCTGGTAGTCACGGATTCGTTGTTCGACCTCCTCCAATTCGTCCTGCTTGTTGAGGTCGGGGTCGAGGAAGTCGATGTCGCGCACGACGATGCGAGAGCCAGTCTCGTCCTCAATGCGTTCACCGACGACGAGGACCGTCTCGGACGCGTCTTGAGACGAGCCGCCGCCCCAGTCCACGCCCATCACGACAGTGCTGTCGTCGTACTGACGTTTGTCGGTGAAGCCGCGGTCGAAGTCGAAGGCGTCCTTGACGTGCTGGTCCGCGAGAAGGTCGTTCTCGGGCGTGTAGAACTGCGCCAGAACCTCGTTCTTGAACTTCTTTTCCGTGTATTTCTGGCGCTTGAACTCAATTTTGGCGTCGTCGTGGAGCGGACTCGAATACTGGTCGATGTGCCAGCCAGTGACCGTGTAGCCCTCGATTTTCGAGGCGGCCTCTCGCTTGCGTTCGATTTCGGCTTCGAGTGCGTCCTGGTCTACCTCGTCGTTGCCGATGAGGGGCTCCAGTTCGTCGGCCTCACGCTTGAGGTCACGGCGACGCTCCTTGAGTTCCTGCGGGATGAACTCGTCGGAATCGGACTGTTCAATCCAGTCCTTCTCGTCGTCGTCCCAGGTTTTCTGGTCCGACATCTCCCACAGGTCGTTGAAGAAGGAGTTGGCCATCTTCGGCGTCCCGATGACCACAATCGTGGGGAAGTAGGGGACCTGCGGCACGCTCTGGTCCACTGCTTCGAGGAACGTCGAGAACATCGACTCGTCAACGTCCTGAAACTCGTCAATGATGCCGACGTGGCCGTGCAGACCACGGAGGGCGTCACCTTCTCCCCAGGCGGAGCGGGCCTTCACGTCGGCTTCGACGTGGACCTTATCGCCGTTCTCGTTCTCCAGGGCGCGCTCGAACTTCTGGTGGCTGACGTTGTTCTTCGAGCGCAACTGCTCCATCCCCGAGTTCTTGACGACGCTCTTGAAGCGGTCCATGACCTCTCCGAACTGCTCCTGTCGTGGAGCGGTTACGTCCACCTCGATTATCGGGAACTGGCTCACGCCCCAGTCAGCGATGCCGACTGCGGTCGTGGTCTTGAGACAGCCACGTGCGAAGTTGAGAAGAACGATGTCTCCCCAGTTGCCTGGCACGAGCGGGCCGTCGTCGTGGGCGAGGTAGTGGAGGAACTTCTCACCCGTGTCGTCGTGGAAGTCGTACTCCCGTGTCGGGTCGTTGGGGTGTTGCCAGAAGTTCCTCATGTAGAGGCGGATGTCGTGCGGCAACTTCTGCCGTAGTTCGTCTGGCATCCCCTCGTACATTATTCGACCTCGCGCCGAGTCGTAGAGTCGGCGCTATGCATAGGAGCCGTCATGGCTCCGATACCTCGATTTCAGCCGCGGCCTCACTTTCCGCCTCCAGTGCTTCCGAGAAGTCCACAGCCGTCTCTGAGACGCTCTCAGCGCCGTCAGAATCGCCTTCGTTCGCGGATACATCCAGAGTGTAGTCGTTCTTCTGGAACGTCACCACGCCGCTGTCAGCGTCGTCTATGGCGACGCCACCATTCTTGAGGTGCTCTTTGATGTCCTTGGCGACACGGGAGATAGGCAGGTGGAGGTGATGCTCGGTGTTCTCGTAGTGAGTGTCAGTAATCTGACCCTCCATGTCAGCGGAGTCCGAGAGCGTCTTGACGGCCATTCCCTCGGAGAACACGGCTTCCTGCATGTTCTGCGACATGACCTCCTTGAGGGCCGCCGTCCAGAGTTCGTTCGCGTGGAACGAGAGCGTGTCGTTCGACGGAAGCGGGAGAACAACG